GAGCTGTAAAAGAATGTTTGAAACCCCGCTAGTAGACACACCACTAAACATTACTGTGATTCGTTTTACATAAGAAGGAATACCTGTGAAATTAGCAGAAGTTCCGCTTGTGGTTGCAACCGCCGTTCCTTGTCCAATTTTTTCAGAAAAAGTCGGTAATGCCGCAGCGCCATTGCTTGTCAAAACTTGACCGGAGGTTCCAACCGAAGCAATGGATTGATATGCCCCGGTAGAAGTGGTGCCTCCGCATTGCACCGCATAAGCGGTTGCTGTAGCAGCGCCGGTGCCCCCCTGGGGTACCGACAGCGCCGTGGTCAAGCCGGATAACGCGGTGATATCAGAATTCGCCCCCAAAGCCGCAGCAGATAGTGCTGTTCTAGCACCGGCAGCGGTTGAGGCGCCAGTGCCGCCATCGGCAACAGCCAAATCGGTAATTCCGGTGATCGTGCCGCCGGATATGTTGGCAGTTGTAATCGTTGCGGTTGGTATAACAACGGTGCCGGTAAACGTAGGCGACGCCAGATCAGCCTTAGTCGCGACTGCGGTGGCGATGTTGTCATATTCCGTATTGATCTCGGTGCCTTTGACAATCTTCAGCGGATCGCCGGACGACAGGCTGTCTTTGGTCGCAAAGTTGGTGCTTTTTACATAATTTGACATGACGGATTCCTACGTAAACTTGCCATTTTTGGCTTGAATTTCGATCTTCTGGATGGACAGTTGCGAGCCGTTGATATCCGCTTCGTAGCCTGTTTGGACAACTTTACCAGAGCCGCTGGCGCTAACGATTAAGGTCTGTAGCGCAGTGCCGTTTGCGTATTGTGCGAGTGGAACACCATTCGCGCCGTATTCGGCCAGGCCGTAATAGGACACGCCTTGCACCGGAATAAACGAATTCGCCGAAAGGTAATTGCCCGAAAAGTCAAAGCACCACTTGAACGTGACGTATTGGTTTGTGCCGCCGATCACCACAATGCTTAACCGCTTTAGCACAGACGTTTGCGACTGGTTCCCCAGATCAGCATGGTTGGTGTAATACTGCATCCGGTAGCTGGATGCGTTGTCCTGGTAGGTAGAATACTTGGTGACGTAGCCGTTCTTGCCCACCAGCAGATCGCCGTTGCGACGCGACAACAGCGACGTCGGTTCGATGGAATCCCACGTTGTAACGCGTGACGATCCGTCATCGAGCTGGCCTCGGGTGTCAAAACAATAAGTCTTTTTTGACGCCGGAAGGTTCAAAAGGTAGAAAGCGTCACGCTCGGAAAATACCGATTTAATTGCCGCCGCGTCTTCACCGGCAACCAGCCCCATCACGTCATTACGGACATTCTTCGACAGATCTCGAAATGGCAGTGACTTTTCCGAAATGGTGCGTAACAGTGAGCGCACGCCGGTATTCGAGAGGAAGATCACATCGGTCGCAATTGGCTGGATGCTGTCGCGTGACAAACATCCAGTGCCGACAACGGTGTCGCTCAGTGTGATGTTGGCAGGGCTAGTGGCGCTGGAATAGACCAAAATCTGCCGTTTGCCGAAGATGAACAGAAAGCCATTGTGCGAGGCCAAACCAGTGATCTCATCAGATCCCTGCGCCCAGACGCGGCTGACGTCCAGGCTGCCGGAGGTGCCGGTAGACCAGATATGCCCCGCCATCAGGTCGGAGAAATAGATTGTAGTCTTGTCCGTAGCCGTATTTGCCGTCCACAACCGGCCATACGCGCTCAAGACGATGTTTGTGCTCGGCACCGTGGCGACGTATCCAGTTTTCTCCGAAACGCGCCTAAAGGTCGTGGTGCTGACCGCAGGGTCATAGATCAGCGGATCGTGCGCTGATTGGAAGAAATAGGTAATTCCGTTGAGTGAGGCGCACTGCCAGTTGCTTGCCGTAATCGTCGGCGCCACCCCACCACCGCCGTAAGTCAGCTCGACCACGGCGTTGCTGCCGTCGAGCTTGAATAGTTTGTTGTTGCCCGCGAATAATACGGTCAGCGTGCCATCCGACTGCACCAGCTCGTGCATGACGCCCACGTCATTAGCGCCGAGATTGCCGCTAGACGCGTTTACTCTTGCATAACCTTTACGCGACCCAATCCGGCCATACTGGTCGATAATGGAATTGTTCGCCACCAAAGCAAAACCCGCCGCCAAGTCTAACGGCGAGTCTTGGGTGTTTAGCCCAAAGAACCCCGGCGCAGCGGTCGTGAATACTTGTATTGGTTGTGGCATCAGTAAGCCCTAGACAGCGACGAATTGGCCTTCTTCTGGAAAGCGGGTGCCTTCCAGGGCGATACTGTCGGACAGCATGCCGCGATAGAGCTGATACGCCTCGGAGCTGGTCAAGCCCCCATCTTCGCCGCGCTCGACCAGCGCCCGAGCGTAGGCATTTTGGATGACCAGTTCAGCGGGAACCGATATCACATCCGACGCCGAGGTGAGCGTGGCTTGCGGAACAACCAAGCTAAATTTCAACGAATAGACGCCGTCGGGGATTGGGAACACGCTTACTTTGGTGTCGTAGGTCGAAGAATCCACACCGTTGAATGAGTAATACATCGGGATACCCGTTGCCGGGGCAGCGGGGAAATTTAGGTAACGGTTCATCATCGCAAACGTGACGTTGGTCAGCGTGACAAAGCTGGTCGCGTTGATTGCATCGCGCACCTGAAACTTTTGCCCCGCGCCGGTGACCGTATAGGATGATGTGGCCGACACCGTAGGCACCGTAATCGTGGTCGTTAGGACATTCCACGAATAGGCGTCTTCGACCTGCCGTTTGGCGTCGTTGACGAATTTGCCGATCAGCGTGGCGTAGGTCGTTTCGGAGAGGCTGGATACCTGCACTTCGCGCAAGCGCACCAGCACGTCGTTAACAGCTTGCAGAAATGTAGTACTCATGCGCGCTGGTTCCCTTCGATTTCAAATGTCACTGCCACAGCAAAAGTAGATCCTGCTTCGGTCGTAACAGATAAGGTATCGTTTTCTTCTAAGACTGCAATGGCACTGGAGTTTGAATCTAAATCTAAGAAGTTTTTTGAATTGACAGCATATTCAAATGCTAGGTTGTAGGTCGCCGCCGCGCTACTGTCATACCAGCTAAAGGTAAGGTGTTTATTGCTGGCAGTGGCGTTACTTGCATGCAATCGAATCAAACTGGCGTAGTAACCCTTCGGCACCGTGTAGAGTGTCGTTAGCGTGTTCGCGGTAGGGTTAGCGCCAATGGACACCGGTCTCATTTTCGTGCCTTATTCCTAGCCGAAATAGCGCGAGCTTTTGCCCGAGCATCTGCTTTGGATGAAGCGCCCCACGCGTTGAGAGAGAGCAAAAGACGTGTCGGTTCCCCGTTTTTTTGTTCTGGCCCAGGCATTGCGCCCATCCTTGCTAAAAAGGAGGCCCGACGAGGGTTGTCACCTGACTTGACCGGAGGCTTTAAATTCCCGCCGGTATCGGCATTATATGACGCTCTGCCGGTCGCATTCAAGCCGCCTTTCGGGTTTTTGCCTTCTTTTCTAGCCCACGCGGGTGTTTTCATTGCTTCTTCGCGGTCTTTGCCGCCGCCTTGAAAGCTGCCGCAGTAGGAGCACCTTTAGCGCCCACTTTACGCATCTTTTCCTTAGACCCCGCTTTAATGCGCTCTTGCTTGGCGTTGATATTGGCGTAAAGACCTGGCTTCATTTTTTCTTTCCTTTAACCATGCCAGCCTCAGACATGGCGATCGCCACGGCCTGTTTGCGGGATTTCACCATGGGGCCAGCCTTGCTGCCGGTATGCAGCTCGCCCATCTTGTACTCGTGCATGACTTTGCCGATTTTCTTCTGCCCTTTGGTCATTTTCATGGCGCTATTCCTTGGTTATTGGCCCACCGGATTTCCACGCGTCACAAGTGCGGGCCGCAGCACAAGTGAATTGAAATAGGTCGCAGTAGCCGAGATCAGCCGCCGCGACGAACTGCTCATCGTAGGACAATTCGCCCTTGTTTTCGTCTTTTTCCAGCCCATCGAGGATACATTTCATCATCTTAGGCGTCTGGATGAACGCCGCGCAATTGCCGCAGCGCATGCCCTTGATGGCATCCGTTGGGGCGTTATACATCTTGGCTTTTTTCAGCCAAAAGGCATCATTTGCCTCGTTCGGATTGGGAGGCCCGTAGCCATATTCTTTGAACGCATGGTTGCGATTCTTTAAATTGGTCGCTATGTCCTGCGTCGCCAGCGGGCAGGTCACACCGGACAACAGTCCTTCTTTCATAATCTATGCCTCTTTTCGTGGCCGACCGCGCCTTTTTATACTTTGGGGCGCTGTGAACATCGTATCCGTTCGCACTGCGTTGTGGTCGTAGGCAATCGCTGTCGGTTCTGCGTCGACTTGAACATAGCCCTGATGACCGCGCATTGAATCAATATCATGCTGCAAGGTGAACGTCACAGTATTACCACTTTGCAAACACCGAAAGGTAGCCATTTGAATCCTTTTAATCAGAAAGGGGGCCGAGGCCCCCAGTCCTTAAACGATGCAGCGAGCGACTACAAGACGAATCTTGCAAGATGCCAAGTCAACGGTCGAACCCGATTCGTTTTGGATACGAATCGACACCGAACCCGCTGCGTCAACATAAGCAGTGACGCTCATGCCGACTTCACTCACAGCAAAAGAACAACCAATTACCATATCGCCCAGGGCAACGCCCGGAACGGCTACGGTATCCGTTTCACCCGCAGCATCAACCAGCGAACCGGCGTCTAGCGTTGCGGTCACGAGCCAAGTATCGCTAAAAATGCCGCGAAACTGGTCATTCCCACGGCGGGAAGTAATTGCGGTAGCAGCAGCCATAGTTAAATCTCCTAAAACAGGTTAAAGATGCCCCCCGTCATCGCTGACGGAGGGCAGGTCTGCATTAGGCAGGCACAGCCAACGCATACGCCGAGCTGGACAGCGCAGCACCAGAAGTTGCCGCCGCACGCAGGGCCGAAACACCATACAGGGTATCGGCGGTGTAGAGCGTTGCCAGATATTCCTGCTTGTATTGGGTTTGCGAACGAACACCAACCTGCTCGATCAAGATCATCGAGTCACGATGGCCCATCAAGCAGATACGATCGAGGCCGCTGGAACCGGCGCCAAAGTCTGCATTTGAGGTCGTGAACACGGGAATCCCGTAGAGCTGGCCGATTTCGCCGTTGCGGATCGCGTTGCCATTGCCGACGAACGCCTGCTCGGTATAGCGAGCAAGGCCCATCAACGTGTTACGGCTCGACGGCGGGATGATGAAGAAACGCCCGTCCATCGGCGCGTCGGTATCATCCAGACGTTGAATCGTGCGACGGATCGCAGCGTCAGTCAGCGCGGCTGCGTTTGACGTGCTGCTGTTATACGCGGTCGTACCATCGGAACCGATAAACGCCTTGGTGGTAGCGGTTGCAGTCGCGTAGTCGTTGGTGCCGACGGTCGCACCGTTGAACGCACGCCCGAGCTGGATCAGGTCGGTATCAACCTGTTTTGCCAGAGCGTAACCTGCGTCTTCGGTGTAGAACGAACGCAGCGAAGTCAACGCCTGCACTTCGACGATATCCTCAATCAAGCGGCTATATTCATAGTGCTTGTTGATCGAGATCGAAACTTCGGTTTCCGTAGCAGCGATCAGCGTGACGGCGGTAGAGGCCGCTTTCGCCGAGGCCGAACCACGGGTCGGGGCGGGAACGTGAACGGTGTCGCCCTTTTTGCCCTTGAAGTTCATGCGTTTGACAACATTCGCCAGCACAAGATTTTTCTTGTAGGCGGCGACAATCTCATCACTCCAAATTTCGGGGATGAAGGTAGCTGCGGTGGTAACGGTTACTGCCGGTGTCGGAAAAGCCATTTGAATCTCCTAAATTAAGTTATTTGACCCGACCTTCAGCGTAGGCTTGCATGATTTCATCACTCAATGCCTCGTAGCGGTTCGGATCGTTCATTTTCAGCCGAATAAGGTCTGCCCGACGATAGACACGTCTTGATGACTCACCAGAACCACCCACATCGACCGACGCTGCTTTGAGGTTTTGCTTACGGGTTTTTTCACCTGCATTTTCCGTTTGCTTTGCCTTCACGCCGCGCAATTCTTTATAGGTAGACAACAATTCATTTGCACTGTCGTAATCGAATTCACCATCGGCTTTCGCCCAGAGGCCCAATCGTATCGGACTCATTTTCACCCAGTTTGCAAACTCGGGGTCTTGAGCCACTTCAACAAAATCGGGATGCTCTTTGCTCAACTTCTGATGCACCTGCATCTTCTTAAAGTCACCAGCGGCTTGCCGCGCAGCGACGATATCGGGATGCCGATCGACGGTTGCTTGAATTGCTTTCTTCGGGTCTTCAAAAAAATCTACTTCGGGTTCTTGCTCTTTAGTCGCTGCCGGAGCATTGCCGAGGTTGTGCTTAATGAGTTCATCAGCCAGTTTGCGGACTTCACCGACTTCTTGCGCTTGCTTGCCGATCAGCTTTTCAGCCTCCTGGTGCATGTGCACAATATCGCCTAACGATTTGCCCCGATACTTTTCGGGAACGTCAGATGATGATTCTTCAACGGTGTTTTCCAGCTTCACTTCTTCCGGCGCGATATCCTCTTGCGACTCGACTTCGTTTTCGATCAGCATACTATTTCCTTTTCCTGCCACTTAAGGTTGTAGGAGATTAACTCGCCAAAATTGGTTAAGAGTTAGCTTTTTGCTCTGCTTTCAATTTGTCCACGTGGCGTTGCTCAAACCGTCCATGTGCAGACGGGAATGAGCCAGACCACCCTTCCAACTTGATTGCAGGTGCAGAGATGACGCGTTTAGCCGACGCGCCACAATCACACTGAACGATATTGTGTTCAAACTCGACGTATCGTTCAGCCCGGTGTCCGTTTTCACAGACAAATTCATATATTCGTTTCAATTTGCAAATCCTCGTATGCGCGTGAGCTGGCCTCTCGCAAGGTTTTCAGCCACGTTAGAATCGAAAGTTCGCCCTTTTTAAACTGTAACTGTTTTTCGCCATCTACAGCAGAAATATTATTAAGCGCGGCAATCATGGGATCAATGTCGGCCATCAAATCAACCCATCCATCGGTCGCCATCATGGAAAACCGGTCTTCATAATACTTCTGTAATTCTGGCGCCACTATTTCTCCGAAACGGGTTGAGTTGTGAGTAGACGCAAAAAAACGATGCCAACCGAGATCGTAATCCCAATGAACATCTGTGCTACCGGCGTCATCGGCAGCAAACCTATATAGCCCTGAACGATACTGAGGACTGCGATTAGAATCGCATACCAGACTGTTTTAGATTTGAGCAGGTTCATCACGCGCCCCACGGCAACGGCTGATTCGATGGGCTGATCGGCGGGGTAATCATGGAATTTATTTGGCCCTGAACACATGCTTCTGCGTTTGAGATAGCAGAAGGATCAAGCCAGCCGATTACCTGCGCTTCCGTCAGGTCAGCATACGGTGTAAACGACGCACCCTGTTGAATGGTCATCTGCTGACTGCCGCCGATGTTAGCGGTGTATTCCCCATCCACGCCTGTGACTTGATACAGCACGTTGACAACAACATCCGTTTCGCCCTCAACTTGCGGCAGGGTATACATCTGGGTGACGGTGGTGGTAAAGGTGGTCATTATTTATTCTCCAGTGCAGTTACTTTTGCGGAAAGTTCTTTAATTGCAGCGACCAATAACGGGATTACATCGGTATAAGCAACGCCTAATTGGTCTGGATTAGTTGCATCAATGGCTTCTGGCAATACCGCCTGAACATCTTGGGCTATCAAGAAACTGCGGCGCACATTTTTTTCGTCTGTTTTAAATTTACCAATAACAGCGCGAAGGCTTGATACTTTAGTTACGGCATCGGAGATGGGTTCAATAATATCTTTAAACCGTTCATCAGATACCGCAGTCCAAGCTGTTGCCCCAGAGTTCATGTAAACGCCATTTGTACCGGGAGTAACTACTACTTTATTTGGAACAGTAGCGTGTGTTGCGCCGTAAAAAGCAATTCCAGCACTACCAGTGCTATTACTAAAATTACCGCTAGAGGTTGTTGTTCCACATAAAACTTGTCCATTTGTGCCTAAAACATAATATATGCCGGACGAATCAAAATATCCTCTTACGATCCCATCCCCGTCCGACAGAACAACGTAGTTGCTACCCGTTGCTGAGATCGGGGCGGCAGAGCCGGTGTAGCTGCCGAGGATGACGTTCTTTGCGCCTGACGTTACCGCAGAGCCGGAGCTATAGCCAAAAAATTGATTACCCGCACCAGTAGCAACATTCCCCGCAAGATAACCAACGCCGACAGAATTGGTAATACTAGCCACACCATTTAATGCGCCGCTTCCAACTGCAACTGATTGCGAGGTTGCGCTACCGTTGGATAATGTTGAAGAACCAATACTTACATTGTCAGAGCCGGTGCTATTTGTATACAACCCAAAATAACCAAGCACCACATTGTTATTACCGCTTAAATTAAGTTTTCCCGACGATACGCCAACAAAAGTGTTCTGAGTTCCCGTTTGGTTTGTATACCCCGCCTGATACCCCACAGCGGTGTTGTTGCTGGCAAGATTGGCCTCTAATGCCGAAGCACCAACCGCCACATTGTAAGAACCGCTTACATTTAAATTTAAAGCACTAAAACCAAAACCGCAATTACTAACGCCGGTACTATTGGTTAACAAACAAGCCGATCCAAAACCGGAATTGCTTGCCGCCGTATTAGCAGAAAGGCAAGACGCACCAAAAGCGGAATTTGAGTTTGAAGTTGAATTTGTCTGTAAAGCGTTAAATCCAAAAGAAGAATTATTTATGCCGCTTAAATTTAATCGTAAGGCACGATACCCAGAGGCCGTATTTTGATAGCCTGACGTATTGGTGGTTAATGCTTGATACCCAAAAGCAGCACTCGTATCACCCGCCGCATTAGCCGCCAAAGCACTAGCACCCACCGCCGTATTCGTCGATACAGCACCCGCGCCACGGCCTACGGTCACGCCATAGTGTGTTGCGTCTAAGGTGCTGGTCAGCGTTACCGTGACTGCTAGGCCGGTGGAGGAAAGGACAACTTTATCAACGCCAGCAAGCTGTAAATTTACGTAGCCTTGTTGAGCATTTAAATTTAATCCGTTGCCAGTAACGCCTACAGTTCCGTATTCTCCAGCAGTTCCACGCCAGAGCTTAACGGTCTGGTTAGCTATTGCTGTGCTACCTATTTCTACCCCAGCAGGTGCAGAGATAAGCCCCGTCGCACTCAGCGTTCCCGTGACAGCAAGGGCAGAGCCACTAAACGTCAGGTTGGCAGAGTCTTGCAGCAGACCAGCGGTGCCAGCGTAGGTTACGCGGCCTGAGGTGAGGCTGGAGGCGGTTACGGTGGTGAAGTTCCCCGCAGCGCCGCCCTCTACGCGTTGCCATGCAGTGCCGTTATATATAGCCCAATCGCCAATTCCCCAATTGGTGATGCCGTCCAGATTGGTTGACCCTGCCACCGAGACAATATAGAAATTGCCGCTGGTGCCGACACCGGAAGCTAATGTCGGCGTATTGGTGCTGGCGTTCCACAGACCTTTGTAGATCGACGCGCCGCTGATCGCCGTGATCTGCGCTTGCAGGCTTGTTAGCGTGTCAAGAACCGATTGCGACGTGCCGCCGCCGTTAGTGATGACCTTGATCTGCTCGGCCAGTGCGGGCGCGACAACCTCGCCCACATTCAGCTCTTGGCCCGAGGACAGGCTGATCACCAGGCTACCATCAAAGTCGATATGCGCGTTCGTGACCGATACGCCATCGGTGCCATCCGCGCCATCAAGCCCGTTCTTGCCATCCGCACCGCGTGGCCCCGGCGCACCATCGCGACCATTCTTGCCGTCGCGCCCGTTGCGGCCATCGCTTCCATCGGCGCCATCGCGCCCGTCTTTGATGGTGATGATGCGTTTTTCAAGCGCATTGCCCACCGAGTCATATCGTGAGCTGATATCAGATTCTATCTTTTTTAGCGCATTTACAACTAACTGCACATTTTCAGCAATTTTCTTTTGCTGCATGGCTTTAGCTTCCGACGACACGCGGCCAACGCTGTCAAAAATATCCGTAAAATCGCCCGGAACAGTTGTTTCAAACAGTTTGTCTATATCCATGATTTGCGTCGTCCTATACCCATGTTCCAGCAATGTTGATATACGGGGTAGCCTGTTTCCATACACCCGCCACGTTAATCCAAGTCACCGCCGGTTTCCACACGCCAGCTACGTTAACCATAAAATTCTTGCCTTGATATTGCGCTAAATCTGGATCAAATAACCCGCCTACTACTGCGTCAGGATCAAACAGACCGCCAACAACAATATCAGGATCAAACCAGCCAGCTGCGGAAGCCATTAGATATTATAAATCTCTGCTTGAACCATGTTTACTGTATATGATGCAGACGCACCACCGTTGAGCGAAACGCCAATATATTTACCGGGCCATGCGGTAATGTCGCCGGTATTGGTTCCATTTGCACCTTTTAACAAACTGGAAAAACCCGTTGTTGGCTGGCTGATGCTGGATAAATGTGCAACCAATGCCGCAGATGCGCCTGTGCTACGCGTCATAAAGTCATACGTCAACAATGTCGTGTCTGTTGCGGCAGTTTGAGCAGAAAGATTAAACGCAAAATAAGATGAATCGGCGGTGGATGCGTTTGTACCCACTCTAAGCGTTGCCGTCAATCCAGCAACTCCTGCTGCTGTTTTGGTTGCACTGATCCGGCACCGATAACCTGTTCCCGCTTTAAAGTTTTGCGGCGGTATCAAAATGCTTGATCCGGCAAGATAAGTATCGGCAGCAAAACCAGTGACATTAGCCGTGTTTGAATTAAACAACCAACCAGTTTGCGCCGATGATTTAATCACGCCAGTATTGGCATACGAAGTAAACACACCAGTTCTATCCATCACCACAGATTCACCTGCGGCGATTGTTCCTACAAATATCGGCTCAACGGTTGTTCCGTCCGTGTGTTGAATGGTGATCGTCTGCGATACCGTTGCATCCGTATTTCTCACACTCAAAAAGTTTGTGGTGCGCTGAGTGCTGGCAGCAGGGGCCGCAACAACATCTGTCGTTGCGGCGGTTGTAATTGATGCCGTATTTGTGCGCCCCGGCGTAAACGTGCCAGATGCAGCATCAACCCAAGATGCGTGAATCTTTACCGTTCCTGCATCTGAGGTAATTACTTGAATCTTATCGTTGGTGCTGGCTTGAATTAACATTTCAAAACCCTATGCGTATTGCAAATAAATATCGCCATTAACTCCCCCAGAGGGGGCCGCAGTGCCAGAAGTAATGATCTTTTGAAAGCTACCCCCGCCAGATATGACGTGAATTGTTTTTGCCAATTCTTCCGGCACAACATCACCTACATTTATTTCTTTTCCGGTAGACAGCGTGATAACCAAGCTGCCATCAAAGTCTAACCTAGCATCGGTGACAGATACACCATCTTGCCCATCCTCGCCATTGCGACCGTCTACACCATCGCGGCCGTCAACACCCGCTGGCCCCGGTAGTCCGTCTTTACCATCTTGGCCGTCTTTCCCGTTTGCACCGTCTGCACCGTTGCGCCCATCTTGAATTTCAGATACGCGCTGTGCAATTGCCTTACCCACCGTGTCGTAGCGTTTTTTAACGCTTGCTTCGATTTGTTTTAGCGCGTCTACAACAAGTGTTTGCCTAACTACAGCGTGCACATTATTTGCAATTTTAATGCGTCGTATTGCAGAGTCTTGCTCAACCGCCATGCCTAGTATTGATTCGGCAAACGTATCTAGGTTTTGTATCGTCATTATTTCAATGCTGATGACAATTGAGTAATAAATGCGTCCTCAATACTAGCGACGTTATCTTTGGCCTTCGACATTTGCAGCTCGACGATCTTGCTCTTATTCTTAATGTCGGCTTCCTTCAGCATCAGTTCCGCGATCTTCACCCGCTTGTCAAACTCGCGGCTATTGGCATCATCCGCGCTCGGCAGATTCTTGGTCACCGAGGCCAAAATCTTGGCCTCCGCTTCCTTCGGCATCAATTGCGTTTCGGTGAGCAACTTCTGCGCCTCGGCCCGATTCTGCTCGGCCTGCGTGGTGTTGAGCGCAATCTGTGACTGTGCCGACTGCATCGCCAACTGCTGCTGCATCTGCTGCATCTGCTGCGCTTCCGGGTTTGGTTGCGACATTTCATCCAGCTTGGCAATCAGCTCGTAGCGGTTCGACAGGCTTGAATTGCCCAAGATGCCCTTCAGGATCAGCGGTAGCACTGGCGTGTTCGGCCCCAAGGTCTGCAACAGACCGATAAACTGCTGCTGCTCGTATTCCCGCGCAATGATGCCCAAGGTCGCGGTCGGAATAAACTTCATGTCCACCGACGGATAACGCTCGGGGTCAAACTGCATATACCGATACGCCGCCTTGTGGATAAACGGAATCAGGAAATCCTCTTGGAAGTTCACCAGCGTGCGCTTGTATTTCTTGATGATGGTCGCCACCGCCATCGACATACCCGCACCGTCGCGGCTCCCCTGGCTAACCATGCCCTGCGAGTCCAGCGTGCCAGTCGCTTGCAGCAGCATGGTCTCGAACGCCTTGGCCGTCGCCAGATTGTTGCCGTCAGTGCTGCCAAACTTGAACGGATACAGAATCTCTGCTGGCGCCCCGTTAGTCAGAATGGCCTTGCCTGGCTTCACTTCAAACTTCGCCCCCCGCGGCAGCCGTGTCGCGTCCATCGCGATCATCGGGCTGGTCGTCAGCGCCAAGGAATCCAGATGCGACCGCACTTGCGCGTCGATCGCCTTCTGCATGTTGTAGGCTTTTTCAATCGTGCCGCGCCCGAGTAGACGGTTCGGCACCGTGTCGTCCTGGTAACTAATCACCGGACGATCCTTCATCATGTAGGGGCTTTCTTCGGCCTTCAGCAGCACGCTCTCATTAGCGATGACCACGATGGCTTCAACCAAATCAGAATACTCGTCCTGTGCCGAGCTCTCTGGAAACAGATCGACAATATCCTTATTGTCGTCGGTGCTCATCAGCAACTCACGCGGCACCAGACCGTAATAGGTCAACAGACGCACCTTGTCGTCACGATACTGCGTAATCTCCTGCGTCGGCTCCAGCTTGGTGTCTTCCGAGTCAGTGCCGAGTTCTACCTTGCGGTAGATGCCGTCTTCCTGCCCTTTGACGATCTTGTGGATGGAAATATATTTCTCGATCGCCACACCAAGACAGTCGTCGATGCTGGTGCCGTTCGGGTCAAACAGGAAATTCTTGGGATTGACCGGCACGATCTTGACGCCGATGCGATCCTTCTCCCGCACGCCAATCGCCGCTTGCCCCATCTGCCCCGGTATCGGTTGCGTGGCTGGAACGAACACCTTATCCGTAATCACCGCAATCTCGCCGATGCCGGTGCCGTAAATCTCGGCCATCAGCTCAATCTGGTCGATCGCCTTTCGGATTTTATCGACCTTGAAGTCTTCCATCAGTTGCGCTTTCAACATCTCCACGTCCAGCGGGTTGTTGTTCACATCCCGCAGGTCGTCCTCAATGTCGAAGAAGTCGCCCTGTCCGAAGATCGCTTCCATGATCTCCGCGTGCCGCGTTTCCACCGCCTGCTGCGCGGCCGGTGTGACGATGCGGCTACGTTCAGAGTCGCGCAGCTTGTCCTGCGCCGACCATTGGCCGCGAAAGATGCGCTCGTATTCCTCCCACAACGCCAGAAAGTTTGTATCGCGATAGGTGCGCCAGCGGTCGCAGTGGTCAATAACGAAGGAGGTCAGCTCGCGATCATTTTCGCTCGGCTGCTCGTATTCATACTCGCCGGTGACGCCGTTCTCGTCGCCGGTTTCGCTGTCTTTTTCAAACGCCATATTATTAGACTCCCGACACTACGTCGATGGGTGACCAGGTGTCTTCCTGTTCCTCAAAATACGACGTTATCGCTAACTGGTCTATGTAAGACAGCGCGTCGGGCAGGTCGTCGTGTACGCCCTGCGCGGGGAACATCAACAACTGGTCTATAAATTCGTCAAAGTCCTCGTCACTGTTGAGGATCACCCGACCATGCTCGAAACGGCCCTGTAGCGACCAGATGATCCGGTCGGCCTTTTTGCGGTTGCCATGCGTCAGGTCAATAATGTGGGAATATACATTACTTTTCCGCATTAAGTCACTCAAATACGGCAAAACCGCGTTTTTCAACGCCCCGCGCTCGATCCCCACCGCTACCGGACGGTAATCCCTGATCGCCATCAGGATGTTTGACGCCGTTTCCTTAATATCCCAACGACCGTGGTCAATCTTTTTAACCCACCACTTGCCATCATCAGTAACCTTGACCACTGCGATAGCGGATTCGTCGAGCCTTTTACGCGAGTTCGCCGCTTGCTTGGCGACTTCTTCAAATCCCGCGAGGTCACACGCGATGTAGTAGCCGCCGACTTCGGGTTCTTCGCCATATTTCAGCCACTCCTCTTTGAAGACGTCGCTTCCCGCGGTATCAAAGCTCGCCATGTATTCCTGCTTGAAACTGAAGCTCGATAGCGTCTTCTTTGCACTCTGAATCTCATCCGGGTCGATCATCGGATTGTCTTTTGTCGTGAAATGCCAAGACTTCCAATCCGTATCCGTTTCGTTCTTGCCCAGATTGAACAGATCGAAGAACCAATTACGCCCCTTCGGAGTGCCGATGAAGATGGCGCGGCCTTTCTTGTCTGACAGAGAGGCCCGTATCACCTGCTCCCACGCCTCCGGCTTGATATCTGCTACCTCATCCAAGACCGCATACGTCAGGCTGACCCCGCGCAGCGTGTCCGGTCGGTCCGCGCCCCTGACGTAGATGCGCGCACCGTTAATCAGCGTGATATCCAGATTGTTGACGTGACTCGACTGGATCACCTCCTTACCCAAATCCAACAGCAAATCCCAGATGATCTGCCTTGACTGCCCCATTGTCGGGCTGACATACAGCACCGCGGATCCTTGCGGGCAGCGCAGACCTTCTATCAACAGCGTTGTCGCCGCCAGTCGTGACTTGCCGCAGCGCCGCCCCGCCGCGATGACCTTGAACCGCGTCGTGTCCTTGAAGACGTCTTGCTGCCAGGGCAGCAGGCTGAAGTTCAGATCGGCCATCAGGTCGCATCCTCTGCGTCTACGTCTTCCGGTTCCGGCGTCGC